CGGGTGCTCAGGTCTCTTCCAAGGCCAAATCACTGGCTCGTCAGTACCAAGACACCATGATCAATGGTGACGGCACTTCCAACACCTTCACCGGTCTGGGTGCTCTGGTTCCTGCAGGTCAGAAAATCAATGCAGGTGCTGCGGCTGGTTCCAATCTGTCATTCGACATTCTGGACCAGTTGATTGACACGGTCAAGGACAAAGACGGTCAAGTGGACTACATGATGATGCCTTCACGCACTCGTCGTTCGTTGTTTGCCCTTCTGCGTGGTTTGGGTGGCGCGGATATTGGTGAAGTCATGACTCTACCGTCTGGTCGTAATGTGCCGGTTTACCGCGGTGTTCCGATCTTCGTCAATGACTGGATCGCCACCAACCAAACTCAAGGTTCTTCGTCTGGCATTTGCACCACAGTGTATGCTGGCACCTTTGATGATGGTTCTGGTAAGCATGGTATCTCTGGTCTGACAGCTCGTGGTGCCGCAGGTGTCCGCGTTGAGAATGTTGGTACCAAAGAGACTGCGGATGAAAAAATCATCCGTATCAAGTTCTACTGCGGTTTTGCCAACTTCTCTCAGTTGGGCATCGCAGCTGCCCCTGGTATCCTGAATTAATCAGGGTATTTTCTGGAGACCACCTTAAGGGTGGTTTCTGGTAAGTACTTGCAGGAGTCTTCATGTATACAAAAGCGATTTTCACCCTGCCATCAGCTCCTGATGGTGAGTTCATTCTCAATAATCGTTATCGTTTTATTGATAAGAAACTTGAGACAGACGTCGATACGGCAAAACTGATCGAACTGATTCTAGTGCCATACTACGGTTGCACTGTAGAATGGGTGGATAACAAACTTGAGACTCTTGTCCCTTCAGTTGATAAACCTACTCTGGCTAAAGTTGAAACCGCTAAGGCTAAATAATGGCCTTAATCGCTACCCCCGGCGGAACGACCTCTAACAGTTACTGTACGGTCGCTGAGGCTAGCAATTACTTTGGAAATAGTGTAGGCAAAACACTATGGGAAACAACTGAATTTCAAGACGTGTCTCTAATAGAGGCTACACGTTTATTAGATACTCTAGTGACCTGGAACGGTTATATTGCCTCTGAGTCACAACGTCTACGTTGGCCTAGAATGTGGGTTCCAAAACCTGATGTCTATCCATACGTAAGCGCTACTACAGACGTGGGTGTCGGAGGCCCGTATCTTCCCAACGACGTAATCCCAGAACCCATCAAAGACATTGTCTGCGAATTGGCTTACAGTCTTATTTCCACTGGGGGTTTCCAAATGGAGGAAAACCCAGTGACATTGGTTCGTGTAGGAACGTTGCAAGTCAGATTCGCAGAGAAAGTCAAAAGTTACGGTTTACCCCTTATGGTTAGAAGTATGATTGCTCCTTGGGGATCCTACTCTCTAGAGTCTAGTAATGATGTTAGACAAGTCGGGGTGGTAAGAGTATGAACTTAGCCACGATCGTAAGTAATTCTATAGGCAAGGCCCGTATGGCTATGGGTTCGCTCATAACTACTGCCACCTTGTTGAAGAGCACGACTAAGACTTACGATGTTTTGACAGGTAAGAAAACACAGACGACCACGTCCGTTAAAGTGGACGTGGTCGTAGATTCGTTTAATGTCAGTGAACTCAACACTAACGTATTGTATTCAGACTTAAAAGTGACAGTCTTCAAGGATCCAACGTTCGAAATGACTCTGGACGACAAAATGACTATCGGAACGATCACTTATGCCATTCTAAAGATAACCCCGTCGTATGTAGGTAATGATGTATTAGTTTATACAGTCCAATTGCGCAGGTAGCGCTCTGGATTGCGCTCTGATCAGTTCAAAACTAACATACCAATAGCAGTACCAAGGCCTAACAATTTAAACTTAAACCAGAGCGGACCTCAGAGCGCATAATGAAGATCATTTCTACATGGATTGTAAAACCACAGAGTTTTATAGACACTGTAGATAAAGATCTGTCTAAAATTGTAGCAGATCTTGCCACGAAGGTTTATGATGGCGTAGTCGATAACACTCCTGTGTGGACGGGTCGAGCCAGAAATTGCTGGACTATGAATGCGGACTCCCCTGTATTTAAGTCTATTCCTTTGAAGGATGTTGGGCAGTTAAGTGTTTTGCCAAGGCCTATTACACCTTCGTTGTCTGGTTCGATGGCAAAAAGACTGGTGTATATTTGCAACGGTCAACCTTATTCTGGCGTGTTAGAACATGGGGGTCCGCACAATGCTCCTGTGGGCATGGTGCGTACCACGATTGCAGGACTTAAAGTATGAGTTTTGCAACCGAAAAACAAGTTATTGAATCTTACGTGGTGGGTAATTACTCGTCCACGTTGATTAAGTACGAAAACGATGAAATGAATGACTCTAGTGTAAACGAATGGATTCGTGTATCCGTTCAAAACGCTTCAGCCAATCAGGTTTCGTTAGGCAGCGATCCTTTGTACAGGTACAGAGGAATCGCTTATTTCCAAATCTTTGTTAGACCTGATATAGGCTCTGGAAGAGCTCTTGAGATAGCTGATATTTTGTCCCCCTTATTCAAGTCAAAGCGTATCAGTGGTATACTTTTTCGTGTCCCAAGGGTTCAAAAAGTCGGTTCCTACAAGGACTGGTATCAAGTAAATGTGTCTGTTGAATTTTCTAGAGAGGAATAATCATGGCTAATCTTGGAACATCTAATCGTACCGCTCTACGGTACGTACCCGAAGTAACTTTCGGAACCACTCCGGCAACTCCGGCTCTTACAGATATTCGTTACACTGGCGAATCTCTTAACTATGCCGTGAAAACGGTTCAAAGCACCGAAATTCGATCAGACCGCAATATCGCGGATCTGGTTCGAGTCGGCGCGGACGTCTCAGGAGATATTCAGTTCGAATTATCGTTCCTGTCATTCGAGGTATTTCTCGAAGCAGTTATGGCTAGTTCTTTTAGTGCCCCGGTAGCTAACGCCTCTACCATGAAAAACGGAACGGTCTTGAAATCGTTCACGATTCAGAAACATTACCAAGATCTAGCTGTCCCTGTATATCAGAACTTTATTGGGGTGCGTGCTGGCGCCCTTAATCTGGATTTCAAGACCGGAGCAATTCTCACCGGTTCTCTGACCCTGATGGGTTTATCTTGTTCTGTCAGCACGACACAGATTGTGGGGGCTACAACTCCAGCGAATCCAGGGGTAGCCGAAGAAATCATGAACGCCGTAACAGACGTGATTGAAATCAAGGAAAACGGTGCGGCTACCACGATGGTGATAAACTCTCTGTCTGTCAACATTAATAATAACCTGCGGGCTCAGGACGCGATTGGTTCTTTCGGCCATATCGGTGTAGCACTGGGTAAGATGGACGTGACTGGTAACATCGAAGCTTACTTCACTGATTTGACGGCGTATAACCGTTTCGTGAACGGCACTGCTTTTGCTTTGTCATTCAAAGTACAGGACGCAACTACTGACAGTTACACCTTCATCTTCCCCAAGGTTAAGTTCGAAACCGCTACGGTCGTATCTGGCGGTTTGGATCAAGACATTATGATGAAGGGTACTTGGAGAGCTCTGTATGACACAGCCACTTCTTGCACTGTCCAGATCGACAAATACAACACTCCCTAAACCCTAACTTAAAGGAAAAATTGTGGCTATTAACATTGATCAGAGCACCCAAGGCGCAGACGAGGGTGTATGGACAAAATATCGCGGATCAGAATTCCGTGTGGTGCATACAGGCCATCCGAAATTTCAGCGCGCATTGTCTAGACTTCAAGCCCCTCATCGTCGAAAGATCGAGAAGGGGACAATGGATCCTGTTGAAAGCCGCGATTTGCTTTGTGCAGCCATCGCAGAAGCATTGGTGTTGGATTGGAAAGGCGTAGTGGATTCGAAAGGTGCGGACATTCCTTACAGTCGCAAGATTTGTGAGACCGCACTTATCAATAACCCTGATTTGCGAGAGTATATCCAGGAATTTTCGATGGACTTGGAGAATTTCCGAGTAGAAGAGCAGGTTGAAAAGGGAAACGACTAGTCGAATACATTAAGTGGCGTGGGGAGTGGGGGGATAAGGTCGACTTCCTCAAGGAGTTAGAGGATAAAGGCATATCCCCTCAAGCCCTAGATAAACGCCCTGATGTATTCGAGTGGATGACAGAGTATGTAACGGCGTTCGATATACTGTCTTCTAGACGTACTTTTGGGATGGATATAAATTCCATCAGTCTGACAGATATTCAGGCTTATCTGGAGTTATTTGGAAGTAGTGATACTGCGGATTTTGTAAGGTTCATAATTCAAATGGACGTGGCTTTTATAGAAACCATTAAAAAGCGCAAAAAATGAGCGACACTTCGACCCTACAGGTAGTTATAGATCCTAGTGGAGCCGTTAGTGGGGCCGAGCAAGTAACCAATGCCGTCAATAAGATGGCCAATTCGTCGAAAACCGCATTCGGCGATGTGTCTAGCAGTTTAGAGAGGATGAATAAATTCCTCTCCGCTGCAAATTCTGGTATATCCGCTTTCTTTACGACTCTAGGAGCGGGCGCGGCCATGAAGTCCTTCATGGATCGCATGATAGACGTTAATACGACTTTTAACGCCTTCATAGCGACAATGACGGTTATCAACGGTTCTATCAGCAAGTCAAAAGACGAGTTTAATTACATTGTCGGCGTAGCGAATAAACTCGGTGTTAGTGTCGAGTCAATTATCAAACAATATGGTCGATTGGCTGCGGCGTTAAAGAGTGTTGACACTACGGGTCAAATGACTCGCCAGGTATTCGAGGCCATTTCCGCAGCATCATCTGTGCTGCATATGAAAGGGTACGAAACAAATCTCTTGTTTAATGCCTTGGAACAATCAGTATCTAAGGGCAAGGTTAGTCTTGAGGAGTTCCAACGCCAATTAGGCAATAAACTCCCAGGGGCGATGCGCATGGCTGCTGAAGCTATGAACATGACGCAGGCAGAATTTCGCAGTGCAGTCACTAAAGGTTCCCTAGACGTTAATGAGGTAGTCATAAAACTGGCCACTCAGATCAAGAAAGAATATGGAGATGCCTCGCAGATAGCCGCAGAAATGTTTACTGGCCAGATGATGCGCATGCAAAACGCAATCACACAGTTGTATGTGACAATCGGACAAAGTGGGGCTATTGACGGACTTACTAAAATCGCTAAAGCTGTAACAGGGCTTTTCTCCGACCCCGAGGTTGGTAAAGTATTCGGAGAAGCCCTATATAAACTGTTTAGTGACATAGCCGATTGGATTTCAAAAATCACTTCAAGTGACATCAAGGATTTCTTTGACGGGTTATCCGGGATTATAGATGCATTTTCTATAATCGTCAAATCGATAGTCACGAATTTCTCTGATTTAGTTGAGGGGAAAGCAGACTTTCTTAGTTTCGGCGAAGGCGTTGCAAACGTAATGAATATTATGGCTGATGCGGCTATGACATTCGCTTCAGCCCTGGCGTTACTTCCAGCGATGGCTTACGAAGTAGCTATGGCGGTTAAGGTGCCGTTTGCCGGATTAAAGGCTATATTTGACTTAACTCAAGGTAAATCGATCGCTGAGGTATCCGCAAGTCTTGAGAGCGATATGAATCAACTCAAGACATCAGACAAACTCACCATGAAGCTCATGGATATCGTTGTAGGCAGTGAAAACTCTCCTACATCGAAGTCCAGCGCCTTGATCGGTAAAGTTTTCGCATCTATGAGGAATGACAGGGCTAATAAGGCATCTAGCGACGCCGCGGCTCTAATTGCGTCTCAGACTAATTACGAAAATCCAGCTTACATGAATCGTTTAGATCACCCTGCAGATAGGGCTTGGTCTGATTACGGTATTGTATCTCAACCGTCTAACCCTACAAATAAAGGTAAAGGCAAAGTCGATGACTACACTAAAATCATGGAGTCCGTTCAGGCTAAGATAAACCTGCAAACTGCGGAATTGGCTAGTGATGAGAAATTAAACGAAGCGGACAAGCTGAAGATAGACCTGTATACAAAGATCGATGCGGGTCTGCTGAAACTTAATCTAAAGCAAAAACTGAGTTTAGACGCTAGTCTCGATGAATTAGATACTAAGATAAAGTTGGTTAACGCTCACAAGTTGGAAGAGAAAGCTATAGTTGCGGCTACTGAGGCTAGAGAAAAACACCTTACTTCTCTAGCCTCAGGATTAGACAAGATGAAGACCGAGGTCGAGACTCAGAGAGAGTTTAACGACAGAATAGGGCTGTCTAAAGAGGCCATTTCGGAATTGGACGCGACCAAGTTGGAGAGTCAAGCTGTTACACTAGAGTTGCTAGCCATAAAGGCCATGGATAAAAACATGGACATGGCCCAGTACGACTTGTATAAAGCTCAAGCCAAAGAACTACGGACTTTAGGTGAACTCAAGAAAGAGGGCGCAGTAAAACAAGCTGACGTCGATCGTGTTAAGGCCTTGACCGAAGAAAACGCTAAGGCGGCAAAAGAGTCAGAAAAATACTGGGAAGACGCTTTTATGCGGGCTTTTGAATCTGGTAAAGGTTTCTTCCAGAGTTTATGGGACACCATCAAGAATACTCTTAAAACCCAGGTCTTGAAGGTTACGGTACAAGGTGTAATGGGATCTCTAGGTATCGGAGCAGCTGGCGCCGCAACTGCGGGTCAGGGCGGCGGATCTATGCAGGACGCGTTCTCATCGAATGTATTCAGTAATTTCGGGGGGTCTGTAGCATCAACCACAGGTAAAGCCGCCTCTTGGTTAATAAATAATGGGTTTGACACGGTCGGTCAGAGTGCGGCAGATTTGGCCAAAACACTCAATGATTACTCCGGTGCAATAACTACCGCGGGTAATACTATCGGGTATGCATCAGCATTGTACTCGGCAAGTCAAGGCAAGTGGGGCACCGCAATCGGACAGGGCATTGGCACTTACTTTGGTGGACCAATTGGCTCGGCCATTGGTGGTGCTATTGGCGGTTGGGTTGATAGTGCCTTTGGCGGCGGCGGTGGGCCAAAGACAGAATCCAGCTACGGCAACATGGCCGGTCTTGGCAATACCTCGGCCACCGGGCTTGCCGGTACATACGCCACCAGCATCGAGAACATGTGGGCAGGCATGGCTAAACAATTTGGCCTGAGCAACAAGCTCAAAGTCGGGGCGCTAACAAGTTCCGATCCGCAAGGCACCGCCAATACTGACTTCAATGCGTCAGCCACAGTTAATGGCCAGCAAGTATATAGTCGCTACGATCGTATGGGTGGACGTAACCCTTCTCAGACAGGTCGTAGTGAGGCGGAGTTACAAGCCGCTATGAATGACGAAGTGCCAAGGATCATGTTGGCAGCGTTAAAAGCTTCGGATATTGGTACAGACTACAAGAACTTCTTGAACACTGTAAGTACTTCAGCAACAGCCGAAGTGATCCAGGCCGCTCTAGATAAGGTTGGAGTAATTAGTCAGTTTAGGGATTCAGTAAATGCCTTGCCATTTGCTCAGTTAAGGGACTTGAGTTTTGCTGCGGCTGACGGTCTG